GGATGCTTGCTAAATAGCTCATCATACCTCTTTTGTCCTTCTAGAAAAGTAGTCTTCAAGAACATGACACAAAGACCTTCATCAGGAAGGAGTTCCAAACTGTGCTTGATGAAATCCAGGGCATACTTGTATGGCGGATTGGTAAGGATGCAAGTACAATCGTTCGGCAGTTCGGTGGTTACCAAAAAATCGCTTGCCCCCCCATAGCCTCTATCCACAAGGTCAGTGGAGATAACATCATGCCCAAAGTCTTTCAATCTGTCAGATAAACACCCAGTACCACAAGCACACTCCCAAATCTTATGAGGAAGATGTATAGCTTTCACAAGTTTGTCGATAGCTATAGGATCGGTAGCGTAAAAGTCATTGCTCTCACGCTCCTTGTCCGTGTGGTTGGATGCTCCCAAGGTTACGAACGTACTCTTTCTATTTCCAGTCCAATCCTTCATAGCCTATTCTCCTAACATAGAGTTCACCATCCCTTTGATGGCTTCATCGGTAATGCTGTCTTTGACAGAGGCATCACCGCCAAACGATTTCATCAACATACCTATCCATGGATTGTCACTCTCCATGGTGGATTGTATCTGTTCCTTGTAGGCATCATAAAGCTCGCCAGATTCCTTGTATTCCAAAAGAACCGTGCGCAAGGCTTTAACCACGTAGTTATCCATCAGCAATGGATTGTCCATTGCTGATGATAATTTAGTAAGAAGCACAGCCAGTGCTTCATGTAATTGTTTCTTATTCTTCTTCATATATCTATTTTTTAAGTTTCTAAACTCAGAGACTTATAGTTCATTCATCTCTGTTCTCTTTTTGTTCATCTTCCTTTGGCTCGTCAACCTCTCGGAAGTCCTCGGGCGTGTCAAGGTGGGGAACATCCAACTTCTCTCCACCAATGAAATACGAATACCCTAGATAAATCTCTTTTCCATAGCTCGTGCCATCTGCGATGCGCTCGAACATCTTGCCATCATCAGCGATGATGTGCTTGTTGTTGTCTTTGTCTATCTTCATATCTTAATCATTTATATTGTTAATCCATACTTCTGTCTCTCCTCGTCCGTCAACTCGCTCCAACCGACAATCTTATCTTTGTAGGCACTCCAATTCGTTGCCGTCTTGTAGGTCTCTATCGCTGAATCTGGAACGTATATTTTTAACTGACCTACGTCATCCGGAATTGTGTAACTATCTATAGTGCAAGGTGTGGCAGTTCGGGCGATGAGCTTCTGCATATTTTCACAATATCTGTAGATGATTTCATGGCTAGCATTGGACTCTTTGCAGAGTGGCAGAAAACCGACCTTCAAGGCTGTGTTTCTGAATACGCCATAAAACCTACGAGTTTTCACGTTCTTATCAAACAAGTTGTACGGGAATTCCTCTAGATTGGAACAATTCTCGAAAAGTCCATTACCAGATTCATCAGTGGTGAAATTTACTCTTACAAGCTTATCAAAAAGCCCTGCTGGAATTTTCTCTAATGAAGTGCAATTGTAAAACAATCCGGAAGCAGTCTCCAGATTGACTAATGGGTCGAAAAGCCCTGCTGGAATTTCCTTTAAGGAAGTGCAATAAGCAAACATACCACTATTTCTATAATAATGCATTGATGTCAAATCTGCTATCGGTTCAAACAGTTTGGCTGGTATCTCTTTAAGATTAGAGCATTTTTGGAAAAACGCATACACATCACTACTATAGCCATTGTAGAATAAATCATCGCTGATGTATTCCAATTTTCCTTCCCCAGAAAAACTACCAATCCTAGCCTTTGATTTTCCGATGCCCCAAAAAGCCAAAACAATATCTGTGTAAAATACGATATTTGCTATTTTATCGTTTGCGGAATCTATAGAAATGTTATGCAAAGAATTACCATCAGCGTATGTATGCGAATGTTTGGAATCCGTTGTTCCATCTCCCCAGTCAATGATTGTGTCAGAGAACGAACTTATCTGAATAGTCGTTCCCATTACCAATAATTGCATCTTTCCGTTAGGCTCTGGCTTCATCGTCATTATGTCAAGTTCAATATTGTACGACTTTGATATTGTCGTGTCCGATTTAGACTGAATGGTTCCTCTATCTTCACCTCCACTATATCGGATAACGTAATTGTATGGTTCTCCTTCTGACAATGGAACTTTTGCCGTTCCCGAAGAAAGGTCGTATGTCAAGCCATTGATTTCCACGGTCGCTCCTTTTATTGCTCCGTACTGACTTACTACATTGAAAGTGGCAAATATTGTTTTCAGTAAGGTTCTTACTGAAATTGACAAATGAGGGAAAATGCTCTTCACTCTCTCGATGTCTTCCTCATTAGCTTTAAACACAGTATATTTTCCGCTCAAATATGCGATTGAAGTGTACTCCCCATTGTCTCCGACACCCTTGATGTTCGACAGCTTGTTGAGTATCGTGAAATTGGCTTTCAGTGCATCGATGTTGGTGAATCTTACGTATACGAGTGCATTGTCCGAGGAAAGGATTTTCTCGGCAATGTCTAGTGGCTCGATATTCGGGCAATTCTCTATAACAAGTGTGGTTACGTTCGCCCACGAATCTACTGATAGACCAGTACCAAGCTTCGGCTGATTCTTTAAAGTCAAATTGGTAATGGTGGCTGGGAGTTCCAAAATTCTAAGCACACCACCCTCAGCAAGATTCACGGCTGTAGCCTTCGTTCCCTTTGCATACACTTCCTCTATGTTCTCACAACCGCTCACGTCAATGCTTGTTGTATAGTTAGGACAGTTCTGAATGTCCAGCTTGTGCAACTTCGCATTGTTGCCAAGCGAGAGAACGCTGAAGTTTCGATTCTGATAGCCTGCCTTGGAAGAACCGATAATTAACTCCGTGATATTCGTTGCCTTCGATACATCAACCGTGCCAACGTATAGAGCCGACAAGTCGCCAATAGTCTTAATCATAGAAGCATTGTAGATAATGGTCTCGGTATCGTTGAACTTGATGCCAGCAGGTGCAGTGATAGTCTTCACTTCTCCTTCTCGCATTCTCTCACTCTTGGTCACGCTACCCCATCGAATAGTTCCATACATTGCCGAGAACGCACCGATGGTGATGTCTGCCTTTGGCTCGACACCTGCCCATACACTCGGTGTATATGTTCGGAAAGTAATGTAGTCTGACAACGAAGAGCCTGCCTGGAACTTAGAATCCATGTACTTGAATCGGTTGTAGAGCCACCATCTTCTGTGTGCATCTCGGCTACCTTGGAGGGCATAGAGAAACGCACCAGTCTTCACGGTCTGCGCAGTTCCAGTAGAATAGTCAGTATATCCGTCAATCAAAGGCGATTCGTACTTGAAGTACCCGTCCTCATTGTAGACACTCTCGCACCACTTATCGCTTTGTCTTGTGTTGCAGAACTCGATAATCTTGTCGTAGCTTAGAATGCCCTTCTGACGCAAGTCTTGGTACATCTTCGTGATGTCGGAAGAAAAAGCCTGCTCCACAAGCTCCCAAAGCAAGGAGTTTGCACCGTTCCATACATTCAAGTTACCGATAATGTCGTGTATTTCTATATCGTAGCTAAACTGTATTGCACCCTCGTTATTGATACCAAAGACCGTATCATTATCATAGAAGATAAAAATCCACTTTCCACCAACATAAAATGTTAAGAACTGGTTCTTCGCCCTTTGGTCAACCATTCCGAAAACCAAAGTGATGATGTAGTAGAAGAGAATTGTCTTCTTGTCGAAATGCTCAGCGAACTCTGCCTTGAACTTCTCTATATTGTCCTTGCATGAAACAACCCAAGTGAACACTTCCCTCATGTGAGAAATATCCTCGTTTCCATCTGGATAACGACCCTCGAAATCATTCTTCCAGCCATCATCTGAAAAGTCTGCCGAACGGAAATTCGAGCGGTCGCTGGTATTGTTCAGAAACTCCCACGATTCATCCCCCTCTGCAAATCCGAATGTGTTCTCTGCACTCTTGTCGGTGTTGAAATTGTACTTGCCGATGAACATAGGTGTATCACCTGCCTTGCTTCTGTGGAAAATCAAACATGGTTCTCCATATACGGTCGTACGGATGAGCGAGTTCTTTTTCTGTGGTTCAGTCAAGATGCCCGCCTCCTTGAGCATCCACCCGATATAGTTAGCTAAACCGGTATTGTGTGTGCCACTGCTCTCGGCAAAGTCAGCCTTCCAGCAGAAATTTACTGCTGGCAACACTGCCTCCTCATTTAGTGTGAACATATCTTGATGCTTTCCGCTCTCCGTCATATTGAAACCATTCTTAAACTGCCCCTTATAGTTCTTTCGTGGGTAGTACTGGGAAGATGTACCCTGCACGTTCAAAACAACATCATCGGCAGTAAAACTCTTCTCTGGATGGTTCTTGTCAACGTACTCAATGCTCACGGTTTTCTTGTCTCCCTTAAACTGCGATAACTCGCCAGTAATGATAAGGCAAGGTATCTGCTCCAGCATCTTAGAATAACTCAAATTGCCGTATGTATCATAGACTTGATTACGGTTGAAAATAGCCAGCTTCTTGTCTATATCGTCCATATCTGCAATATAGTTATCCAGGAGCTGCTGTGCATTGAGGTTGTTAGAGTAACTTCTGATATTGTATATGTCTATTGTGGCTGTAGATGATACTACAGTTATGTCCACTGGCGATGGCTGAACGAATCCGTCATTGGCTGGGTATTGCAGTGACTGCGATTTGATACCGTTGATATAAATCTGCATCAATCGGTTGTTGGCTCGCTTTTCAACCACGAAGGACACACGTACTCGCTCATCCTCCTTGTACTTTGTCTCCAGTGTGGACTGCTCCGAGGTTAGGGATATTGTGTTCGGTGTCAGTCGCAAACCAATGCCGCCCTGCTGACAAGAGAGAACAACACCTTCATAGTCCATCACTTGGTGAACAGCAAACTCAATCTCTATGGTCTTGCCAGTCTGTCTGATGTCCTTGGAGAATAATTTCAAAGGAATAGTCATTGCTGCTCCACCGCTCAATCGCATGGCTGTGTTGCCGTCCTTATCGACTATCCATCCGTTGGTTATGTAGTTCATTTCTGAGAACGAAGCCGCAATTCCGTTGTTCTCCCATGTTTCCCTGTCTGTGTCTTGATTGCTCCTTCCCTGCGATGTCAGGAATAACTCAAGGTTCTGAGTTTCTGCCTCTGATGTGATAGAAGACTTGTCTACAGTCAATTGGAATGTCTTACTTACACTTCTGCAAGTTATCGTCATAGTGGCATCGCCTTGGCTCATAGCCTTGTATACCCACGATTGCTTGGTGCGGTCAACCTTTCGGGTTGCCACGATGGAATCGTTAATCTTCAAAGCAATGTCTGCTGGGTTGTTCAGTGGGTCGTAAACCACAAAAGGAATAGAAACCGTCTCGTACTGCTTCATGTATATACGTTCCATGGTGCTAGCAATGATTGGGGTTTCGTTTCCTTGCTCGATACATACGAGTGCAAAGTTAAGCTGGTTACTCTTCAGTTCCAAACCATGCACGGATGCGGACAAATAAACTTCCAGGCTATGCGCTCCGTGCGCTTGCGCTGGAATATCGAAAGTCTGCTGACGGTTGTTGACATCAGTTTCTTCTTGGTGTATCTCATTGCCGTCCAAAATAATATGTACGGTCTTCTTGATGTTGCCGATAGGGGTGTAAACGAAAGGTATAACACCTTCGTACGCAGTCACGCTGTCGAAGCTGGAAGATACCATAAGGTTGACCATCGTCACTTCGTAAACATAGCTTCTAGAACTTCCCTCTGCATTGTCTATAGTAAATCTAATCTCGGTTACGTCCTCCCCAATGTACTTAGTTACGTCTATAGTGTATGTATTACCAGAGCGCAAGGTTATTCTCTCACGCTGCGTACCTGCAACATAGACCGTGCAAGAACCGCTAACCTGAGAAAGGTCATCTTCATTCTCGTAATAAGACAAATACTTAAACTTAAAAGTCTCTGCACTCCCAGCGGTCGTATACTCGCTAGGTGTGACGATTATCGTATTTTTCATTGTCGCTTGTGTCGCTCCGGTGTTCGGTAGCTGAACTTGCGATACAACTAAATCTTCGTACTTTTCCGTGTTGGAATTATACTTTTTCATGGATGCTTCGTCTGCGAATATTTGCAAAAACTTCTTATCTTTAATCTGCACGCATCCACCCTTCTTGGTGAAGGTATTCTTGATGAGTTCCTGAACTCGTCTGCCCGACACAGGAAGGTTTCCTGTACTAGCATCCCCTCCCCAGTCAGTGTCTAGAGTTATTGGATTGTCAAAAACTTTTCCCATTGTTTATAATTTTATTTGTTTTTCCACCCTTCGTTATCTATCCACGGTTTCGAATTTATCCAACGACCACTCCCGAAGCAAGAGCGAACCGCCTGCCAAACTAGTTTCGTACCTTGATATACTGCTGCAATAATCCTGCCCTTGGCTAGTATTATAGCGATGTCATGCCCAAATGCCCGAATCATACCTATTCCTCCTCATAGACAAAATAAATCTTACTTTCGTCCTTGTTGATGGAATTATATTCATTCTCTCCGAGGACGACAAGTCTGTTTTCTAAGTCGCTGAGTTTATCACTCACTGCTTTCTGAGACATTACCTTATCCTTGGACTTTCCTGGCTGCTGAACCACTTCCAACAAAGTAGAGTTTACCCAGCTATTGCCATTCTCAGAATAAAGCACATTGATACCCTGAGGAACGACGAGATCACCAAAGTTTTTATACGTACCGGCTTCGGTCGCAAAATAATACATCTTGGCACCGATAACCTTTGCTGGCACAGTGTCAAGACTAGCCACGCCCATATACGTGGCACCTCTTATGAGTTTAAACTTCTCAATAAGACTCGTTATCAACTCATCCCAATAACTATCTCTCTCGGCATTCACGCACCAAGTGCCTCTGGGCGCATTCCAGTAATGTGCCCAGCCTTCTATCACCACAAAGTCGCCAGCAACACCTCCTGTAGGGAACTTCTTGTTCACCTCATAGATGCTGCCAAAATCACCCTTGTAGTGAGGACTTGTTTTATCTATATCGTTAGCCATAAAATATTATATTTGAGATAATTGGTTATACTTTTCTGCCAGTTCACTCTCCTTCTTGCTTACAAGGAAGATTGAAACAGCACGATAAATGAGATATTTCTTGCATTCATCTATCAGAGAAAGGATGATCTTCTGGTCGGTCACTTCGTTTTCATGCCCAGTATCAGTAGAATACACATCCTCTAACTTTTGATAAGGAATATACGTGAACAGTTCAACCTCATGATCATATACAGCTCCAACAGGTGCATGGTTGGCATCATACCTTCCGGCAGTCCAGTACATCAGCACTCGTTTTCCTGTAGTTGGCGATGTGGTAATCATGCCCTTTGGTTTCTGGGGCGTTCCCCTGGTCCACCGGGAGGCTTGCATCTGAGCCTCCTTGCTGCCCGGTTCCATCAGCATAGTCAGCGTGCTTTGCCAACTTTTCAGTTTCAGTTCTACCAATCTCAGCCAATCTTCAGGAATTGTCAGGCATCCATGACCATCTGTAAACTGTGTCTGGATGGCATCATAATCCTGCTTGCCGCTTTCGTTCAGCGAAACTTCCACTCTTTTGGGGAGAATCATTTGCGCTGGAGCCTGCAACAGCAGTTGCTGGGCAGCAGTCTCTATGGCTTGCTTCATTTCCGTGTCCGAATCATCCGTAATGATGTCATTCACCTCATCATGTATTACTTCGTCCATAGCTATGCGCATTTCCTTCACAAGGTCACTTATAAGAACTTCCATAAGCAAGAAACCTATTAAAAATTATAAACTACAAACTAAAACTCAATCACCACACCCAGCTCTTTAGCCTTCTCCTTCACACTATCAGGTGATTTCAGTTTCCTTACATCTACCTTATAGGTCTTCTGGAGATAATTTTTTGCCTTGGTGATGTTCTCGAAATGAAGGGCATTCTCGTCCTTCACCTGCTCTTCATTTTGTTGTTGAGCCTGCTCCTCTTCCGGCTGGCTCTCATCAATGATACGGCCTGCCTTCGTAAGAGGGTGCTTCCTGATGCATTCTGCCACCTGCTTGCTATCCGTAATGTACGAATAGGCATCGTTGCCACACCGCTCAAACTCAATGTTCTTGATCAGTCCGCTCGGCAGAGTCACCACAAAAATGAGCATGCTCTTAGCTACAAATCTATACATATCTATTTGTGTTTATGGTGAGAAGGGATAGTGAGACTGCATTAGCCTCAACTATCCCCTAGATTGATATATGTAGAAAACTATCAGTTTCCTGTACGATGATTACGCTGCCTCCAAAATCTGCTCATCGGTCACTCCATCACCAGTGAAGACTGGTCGGGCTACACGCGCATGAGCATCAGGGAAGGTCAGTACCCAGCAGCTATACTCCTCCATCACAACACCTGCAGTATTACGAATCAAGAGATCCTTGGCGTTAAACTCGTTTCTGCTCCATACACCGAATACGTATTTGTCAAGATAACGAGCATCCAGCAAGAACGCTCTACCATCCATACCCCAGGAGTTAAAAGCATCGTGACGATAAATCAGAATCTTTGTACCCATGCTCTCGAACTTCTCAAAATCAAGTTTCCAACCCTGATAGTCCTTTTCTGTCTGGGTAATGATACGCTTGTTAGAGCGAAGGTTAGCAAATGCCTGATAGATCAAGTTGTCAACGAAGAGAAGTTTCGTACGGCTGGAATTACCTGCACCCTTCAATACAGCCGCGATAAATGCAGAAAGTTCCTTCTCGCTGATCACATACTCATATACTGTTTTTTCCTGCTCTACAGTTTCGCCATCGGTACCACCTGGCTTAGGTACTTTTACCTTTGCCTTTACAATTTCACCATTCTCATCCTTCTTGACTGCCCAATGGCCAATCTGCAAGTCCTTGCCTGCTTCCCAGTAAATACCGCCCATGGTATAGGTCAAACCAACTTTCTCGCCACCATTCGACATGCTCTTTACACCGAACAGACCACTTCGCTCCTGGCCATAACGCATATCGTCCATAGCCATTTTTTCCTGTCGTGTGAAGTCCCATTTTACCTGAGTCTTACTCATACGGTTGATAAGTGACTCCTCAACCTGCATGATAAATCGCTGGCAATACTGGAAGCTCTTATCTGGCATAGAGTAATAGCTACCAGTTTCAACCTCTTTCTCGCCTGCGGCTCTTCCGAGGCGCATCAGAGTTGTACCTACCGGAATATTGTCTTCAAAGTCACGGTTGCCGCGCGAAGGGTTTTTCTTTCCATTCAAAGCGTAGGCAATAGGGTTATTGTCATTATCATGGCTGATTACACGGAACTGAAGAGGAATCAAAGTACTCTTATTCGTACCTGTCTCATCATAGCCATAGATGCCATCTACCATAATAACATCACCATTATCGAAAGCTGCCGGATTCTCCACGATGAAAGTTACAGAATTACCATTGGTCTGCTTATTAACCTGAGTCGTAAGTTTTGACATGATAGGCTTCTGACCGATAGAATAGTATTCTACTCGAACAGAGTCGATAGGAGTCATTTTCTTAGATGCACGTAAAATCTGATCAATAGGACAGCTCTCCAACTTCATCTCTACGACTGTTGGGTTAACATGAGCAACATAGTAGTCCCAGTTGCCCATTTTTTCCTGCTGCTCCTGACTAGCACCCTGCCACTGAGGACCGGAACCACCTACACCGGGACCATCCAAAGGACCTGTCGCACCACCGCCACCTGCACCAGCAGGAACGCCACCACCTGGTACTGCTGGAGGAGCCGTTTCAGCCATTGCATAAGAACTTCCACCACTAAGAATCATGACGAGCATCGCCATCATGAAACCAAACCATTTCTTAAACTGTTTCATAATCTATACATTTAAAATTATTAATTATAAATTTCTAATTCTACATTCCAATCATCTTGCTGTACACCTGTTCTGTACGGCTCTTTTCCTTTGGAAGTGATGGTGCACCACCGCCTCCATCGATGTTGATGTTCTTCTTGCCGCCTTGTTTCCCATCGTGAAGCTGCCTCTGCTGGTCTATCTTCTCGTTCTTACCACGCTTGTAGCCTCGCTCCTCGGCATCAGACACAGCCTTGTCGAAGTCCTTGATTTGAAAGAGGCGCAAGAAGTCTTCCTTCTTCAAGCCATACCGAGCTGCACGCCATATGAAACCATCATCATCGTGATCCTCGCCATCATCGCTACGCTTGTAAAGCCATTCTATCAAATCGGTAATCGCCTCAGGCTTCAATTTCGCTTCTTTAATAGCTGCGTCAAGTTCGGCATCTTCCTGCTCCATATTGGCAGCAAGTTGCTCATTGTCCTTTGCTAGTTTCTCGCTGGCTTCAAGTTTCTCTTTCTCGCTAGCTTTCAAGCGTGCTTTAGCCTTCTCGTCACCATTGATGGCATCAACATAGTCCTGACCCAACTCATCAATAATGAAATCGATAAAATTGAAGTCGCTGCCATCTGCATTTTTCTTTGTTACAAGACCTGTCACCAGACTTGGAGCATGAGGGTTGTCCTGCAACATTTTGTTGAAGTCATCCATTTTTTGCTTATTCTGGTCATACTGGTCGTAATCGGTCGAAAGTTGACCATAAACAGCCTCATCATCGTCCATATTCAAGTCCGGATAACGCTGAGCAAGACGCTCTCTGAAAGAATCTCGCTTTGACTTAACTTTCTGATTATCAATAGTTTCTTTTGCCATAAATATTCATTTTTAATATTTGTGTGCTAAATTAAGGAAAATTTCGCATTACTTTGTGATAAGTTCTGCATCTTGATGAATTAATTTTGTTGGTATGAAACATCTAAATTCCATATCCGAAATTTACCTTAAAAGAGATCAAGAAATGTATCTGCTCTTTCGTAAGGCCAAGAGGATGGTAGAATATCCTACCACCATGGCTAAGATATGCGATTACATCGCCAAGATGCCTGCCTCTTGCTATTATCTTGCCGATAGCACAGCCTATCGGTATGTATGTAAACGCATCAAAGGAGAAAAGCCTAAATTCGGCAAATACCAAGCCATGAAAGAAAAACTCTTTGAAGATTTCTATCAGGATTTCTTGCGTCTCCGGCAGATGGATCAATACAAGGAATACAATACCAAAAATCTTGTGTATGTATGCCTGAATCTTCCTGCGCCCAATTTGGGTATGGCTCCACGCTACATACAGATGAAAATAAACAATTATTTCCGCAATAAGAAAACATCATTCATAACTCGATAAATCACTTCCATTATGCGTACATTATATATTACACTTCTCATCATCCTCCTGATGGCTTTCATCATTCCGCTTCATGCCTCGCTGGCTGTGTCTCCATCATCGCCATTATACACCCATTTCGCCTATATGTTCGGTCATGCCAACTTTATACACTGGGGTATCAACGGCTGGTGCATATTGATGGTTCATCATCAGTTTCGCTTCCATCGCCTACTGGCTGCATGGCTCTGCTCCGTGTTGCTATCGTTCATATACTATCCGGCATTACCTGTATTGGGTGCATCCGTATTGATTTCATTTTTTATGGGATTCTCTGCGCAATGGTATTATCGGTATCACCGCATCTACTTCTGGCAGATGATGCTCGGTATGGCTATAGGTTTCCTTCTCCCTTACATAGCTGGTATCTTCCACATAGTTCTATTCTGTTTAGGTTTCATCTATGCCAAGGCAGAGAGATTTATCAGACATGCCAACACACTTAACATTTAACATTCAACACTTAACATTATTATATATAACGAATGCCAGTAGCAAAATCCTCCTTAAAGGTTCGACCTCAGCAGCAGATTTCTGATAAGAAACTCAAAGAGATTCTTGAAGAAGATAAGAGAAGACTCCAAAGTCTCCTCGCTACTTATCGTCCCATTACAGGAGAGAATGCCCCTGGTCTCCGCTTTGAATGTGTCATCACGGATTTCTTAAAGGGAAAGAAACTCTGGCTCCCGGTGGAAATGCTGAAGGAAAAGAAGTTCTGTGCCATCATCAAATGTGGTTCTATAGAGGCCTTTTGCGATAAGTACATGCCAGACTTCGACCAAGAGAAGGCTCGTGATGCAGTCTTCCGGTATCTCATCCGCCTGCGCTGTAAGCACGATTTCTATTTCTTCGCCTACGCCTACGCCCGAATCAAGAATAAGGATGGAGGTGAAGATATACCTTTTCTTCTTCGCAATGCCCAGATCAAACTAGCCAAGGTCTTCGAACAGTTACGCCTTCACAGTCAGTACCACTATATCCGTGTCATTCTCTTGAAGTGCCGCCAATGGGGTGGTTCTACCCTCACCGACATCTACATGGCTTGGCTGCAGATCTTCTGGAAGACAAACTGGAATAGTAATATCGTTGGCCACCAGTCTTCATCTGCCACACAGGTATTCGATATGTACGAGAAGCTAATTAATGCCATTCCTACATGGCTCTTCTACGATATTGGTGTACCATTTAAGAACGACCCTCGCAAAATCAAGACATCAGGAACCATACAGAATATCAAGTATCTCATTCCACGAGATTGCAAGATACAGACAGGTTCTGCACGTAACCCAGAATCTTGTCGTTCTGGTGATGCTGCCCTTGCTCATATTACTGAGGAAGCCTTCTTCCCTAACACCACAGAGTGGACTCCGGCTAAGGTGATCAAGGCTGCATCATCATCTATTCAGCCAGATCCTTTAACATTCATCGTCAGAGAGTCAACGCCTAACGGACGTGAAAACGAGTTCCACGATGCCTGGGTAGCCGCAAACTCAGTAGACAAAGACGGAAAACCTCTGTCAGCATTTACTCCTGTCTTCGTGGCATGGTTCGAAATTGAAAAATATATATTGCCATTTGCGTCCGAGGATGAACGTGCCGATTTCGCCATCTGGCTGTGGAAGAATCGTAATGACGAGCAAGGTCATGGTAAGTACTATTGGTGGCTCTACGAATGTAAAGGCGCATCCTTCGAGGGCATCCATTGGTATATTGAGAAGTCCAAGGAGTATGAGACTCTTGACGATATGCGTCAGGAGTTCCCTTCTGATGATGTAGAAGCCTTCCTGTTCTCTGGCACTACCGTCTTCGACCCTTACAAGTTGAAGGAGATGGAAGAGGACTGCAAGGGCATCGAGCCTATTATGGTGGGCGACATCGAGGGCGATTCCTACGATGCTGCCGACCCTGCTTGCATGAACAACATCCGTTTCGTAGAGCGTGCTGGTGGACCTCTAAAAGTTTGGGCTGGACCCGACAACTCCGAGATTGTCAAGCATCGCTATGTTGTGTCCTGTGATATTGGTGGCTCTCATAAAACCTCCGACCCCTCCGACATCGTGGTGCTCGACCGCTATGATGAAATCTATGGTGGCGTACCAGAAATCGTAGCTGAGTGGCATGGCCACTGCGATGCCGATCAGCTAGCTATGCGCTGCGCCCAGATAGCCCATTTCTATAATGATGCTTATCTGGTCATCGAGAACAATACGGCCTATTCGAGAATGAACAATACTGAGGGCAACCAGTCAGAGCTGTTCTTCCCTATCCTTCTGCCTCTATACGATAACCTCTATAGCGCATCACAGTCCAAACTGAAGAAGGTGAAGAATATCGAAATGAAGTGGGGATTCAATACCAACAAGGCAACTAAGGTGGCAGTAGTGAAGACCATGGCTCGCATCATCCGTGATGGCGGCTATATGGAGCGAGAACTTGCGGCAATAGATGAATGTACCTACTTCCTCTATTACAAGCAGAACGACTGTTATGGAGCCGTAGCCGGTAAGCATGATGACCGTGTCATGGCGCGCGCTATTGCCCTCTACGTGGAAAAGGATATGCCAGCACCGGAAATCGTTCCATTCCGTTCAAAGGCAGAGATAGAACGTGAACGTCTCCGCAACCGCCCTCCAGTAGTTGCTGAGTTGTCTGGCATAGGTGGTGGCAACTAGCCTCTATCTAGCCAGCAGCATGATACGCCCCTGTATAGTCACCGTTCCAGGCGATTCTATCGCCTGTCCATATAAGTTAATAATTAAAAGTAATAAGAAAAATGAAACAAAGTTATTCTAATCTGCTGCGTAAGATGCTCATAGCCATCTACCAGCCTATTGTCACTCGTATCGAACTCTTCCGTGCCACACGCATGTGGCAAAAAGGAGTCAAGGCAACCATTGCCAAGTATAAAGAATGTGGTGCGCCAAGATTCTACATGCTCTACGACCAGTCGCATAAAGATTTTGCAATCATGACCTACGATCCTAACAGAAAGAATATGCTCGCCTATCGAAAATTAGTCCAGATGGGCAAGTGGAAAGCTACTCGCTATTTCAAAAATGTAGAAGACATCAAAGCCGCATCCTACTACTATACTCCTTCCAAGTGGGGAGCCATCGGCTGCGATGCCGACAACAAGGTTAGAGCCAAGAAGTTGAAACAATGGCAAGAGTATTACATGTACCGAGTTTCTACCCTGATGTTTAAGTTACGCATATACAAGAAGAAACATGGTATTGACTAAACAAAAAGAAGAGGAGACCATCACGGCTTCCTCTTCACAATCAAATAACCTTAAAAACTAAAAACCCTATAAAATAATCTAATCTAAGAACTGAACAACATTTCGTTCAATATTATGAATTAACTAAGAACTTCTTTTCTACATAGCTGCCGAAGGAAGAGCTGCCAAATCATTTGCTCCATCACTGGCCTTTAGATGCGTGTCAGGTGCTGTTGCCTGTTGTTGCCCTCCATCTGTAGGCATCTGTCCATTGGCTGCTTGCTGTGCCTGAAGAGCTTCTAGCTTTTCCAGTTGTTCCTTGAAGTATTTTCTCATTCTTCCTGTACCAGGGAAATTAGCAACCGTAAGCATGGTATAAGGATCCATCTTGCCGCTCACCATCATCTGCCAAGCCATATCGTTGTTGGCAGCTCTGATAAGTGGACTGTATGCGTCCAAGTCGATAGAAACATCTAGATCCATATCTCTCATGGTCTCTGAATTGAAGTGAATTTCAAATTCATCACCAGTCAGTTTTACGCTGTCCGCATCGGTACAAAATTCCTGTATCAGGTAAAGTTTCTTCTTGGCCACACGTACCTTAAAGTTGTTGAAACTCTCAACAAAGTCCTGTATTGTGGTAGATGATGATTCTCTTTCCAACTGGTATTGCTTACCGCTGGTATTACGGTGCTGTCCTTGAAGAGCACCCTGTACACCACTCCCCTCGCTTGCCATCGTCTTGGCAAAGTTCACCATGAAGTCAACACCTGCCGGAATACTCTTGTTGACCAGTGTCTGCGGTGGTTTACCTCCATTCTTCGAGTTCCACAAGATAATACTATCTGTTTTGGTATAGTTCACCTGCATTTCATCAATGCTCTGTTTCTCGCTCAATGCGTTCTCGTCCACAAGCATCGTACCCTTGGCACCATTGGCCACGATGAAGTTAATCATCATCATATAATGGTTCAAGGTGCGCTGGTTGTTTTCGGCTCGCATTGTAAAACTTCTTACTTCGCCATTCAAGCATGGATAGGCAACGAAGGTGTATGGATGGATAGAGGTTCTGAATCCGTCCCTGAGCACATAGTATGGTGATTCTCTGGCATCCAGCAGATAGCCATTCGGTGTGATATATCTTCTGAACCAGTAGGTTTCAGCCTCATCCTTAATTTCGATGGTCTTAAGTTCTGAAGGGTCTACATAATAGATAGGCTCACCATTCTCATCGAGCACAGGTAGACCATTTTCATCTTTCATGATGTTGGATTCCTCTATTTTGCGCTTCTTTTCCTCATAAAAGGCTCGCTGGTCAGGAGAAGCATAGCCGCAATCTCCACTCTCCCAGTCATGTACCCAAATGGCAGGTCTGGTTTCTTTTGTCCAGATTTCCAATACCCTGTACTTGCCTACTACTGAAGAATGGGTGAAATCATCTATTCCGGCATACTGGGCTTCACCAGTCGGGTGATAAGTCTGTTCGGGCGCAAAATGGTGCTGCGTCTGTAGATAGATCTCACTGAGTTTATTAGCCTCTTCCTTGCTTCCATTTGTAAAGGTAGCAATAATCTCTCGCCAAGTCAAATCATGAGCCTCAGCAATAAATTCCACATCGCTCAGGTCATACTTAAAAAAAGGTGGTAAAGCTAACTTAAAGATGTCTACAGAATAGTCAAAGATGCCATTCTTGCCATCCCTTCTGCCATAATAGGTTTTCATGCCCACAAAGGCGAAGACACAGAAGGCATAGAACATTCTCGCATCTAACTCTTGCCTGTCGTTCAAGTTGTCGTTCTGACGAAGATATTCATTGAAGAAACTGATATAGTCTTCCTCGTTTGGATCCACGGCACTACATGTAGCAGTACTGCGCTGCTGGCGCACAAGACCAACGAGTGAAAGAAGTTTGTCTCCGATTACATCGTATTCCAGTATTGGCATACCTTTCAGTTCCATATACTGCCGGATGGTAATCTTTCTTCCGTTCCACTCTATCAGCTCTTCCAACTGTCTTCCCATCACGAAGTCTTGCGCTCGCTTCCACTTCTTTCTCAGTTCTGCACCATCATAGAAGTATTGGCAAGCCCATTGCAGCAACAGAAGATTGCTTTCGCTCTGCGTAAACCGCTCCCGGCTCACTCCTTCAAGTGAGTCTGGTCCCGGCTCTGCATAGTTCGATATGTCATTTATTACATGATTGTCAACCATAATTCTTAATTTTTCGCCAAAAATACCGCATTTTTCTCGCTTATTAGTGATAAGTTGCGCAACTTAACATTACTTTTTCATATTTTCTCTTTATTTTTGTTCCGCATTTCATTTAAAACGTTTTAAATCATGGGTAAATCAATCAATGTACATGAAGCCTGCGTCATTACTACAGATGATAAAGGCAACCTCTCCATGGTAGGCAAGGCGAAAGAAGCCCTCACCACCTTGAAGAAAAATAAGGTTTCCGTCTGCATTCTTCTCTGCGACAACAAGAAGGAGGATGTGGAGAAGTTCCTTAACGACAATAACGTGCCTTTCGCCTCTCTCAGTACCAAAGAGGAGACCGATAAGGATGGCAACACCAAGCATGTTGACCCACCAAAGGCAGATGTAACCATCATGCCAAGTTCCAAGGTCATCACTCTTCGAGACGATTGGCAATGGTGCTTGGATGATATTGCCCAACGTCTCTGGGGCGAGAAAAAGAAGGAGAATCCAAAGAGTGAACAACAGCGCATGGATGACAGCATGGCTGATTACATACGCTGGGCAACACCAAAGAAAAAGGAACCAGAGAATGCATCTGGTCCTTCTCTCGGATAACATCGCTCCAACATCTTCAACTTTAAACACACAAATGATTCATTAATCATAACTATTTTAAATTTATTTGGAATTAGATTTTTATAACTATCAAAAAGGGACTCGCTGTGAAGCAAGTCCCTTTTTCTGTTTGTAGAAATATCGAACATAAAATTGAATTGGCCAAAGCCTATTTTCGGAAATATAGAACATTTCCTAGAATGAAGTAGCCCGAAGGCTACTCCATTCCGTTCAACGTTTTTAGCAGCTCCTTTCTGGTATTCCGAATCTCTACCAGTTTGGCAGCATCGTTCGTACCATCCATTTGCTTCTTGGCTTTGTTCATCTTCTTTTTGGCAGCAGAGATAGCCTTTCTAGCCGCAAACAGTCGCTTGTTGGTCTTGCTGTTCTTAAAGGCATTTGCCTTCGTCTTATCAACATCCTTCAAACGCTGATACTCCTGATAAGTCTCCAAGGTTCCGTTCCAGACGTTCTGTATTCTCCAGTCCTCCGTCACGTCCTCTGCCTTAGCCTTCATCAGGTACTTGCTTTCAGCCTTCTCCATTTCCTTCAAGTCTTCATCACCGTTCAGATAACCCTGCACCATGTCCAGAGCCTCCTTCTGGGTGAAAGCCTTGTAATCACTCTGCGAGAGGAATTTCTTCATCTTCTGGCGCATCTTCTTCTTTTCCGTGATACTCTTGGCAGCATCAAAGCGTTTACTAGCCTCCTGTAAGGAAGTCACTCCATCGCTCATTTCTGCACTCTCCAGTGCCTTCACCGAACCGATGGCAGCCTTAATCTGAGCCTCAGGATCAATACCATTGCGCTGGCAGCTCTGATAGGTCATCACCACGCCCTCCATGTCACCACTCAGGATAAAGTCCTTGAAGTAACTCTGAGCCTTCCATGGAGAGAACCCCTTAGAAGAAGGGAAGAAGAAATCAACGGCCTTGAACTCCTTGTTCTCCTGACTAGGAATCAGGAAAGGTGCCCAGTACAAAGCATCCTTGTAAAGCAGTCCGATAGTCTTGCCATACTTGCGCTGAATCTCTTGATCCGCATGGCTGGCTTGGAAATCGCTCAGATAGTTTATATCATCCAAGGTCATTCTCACCATAGGGTTAGCCTTACCTATCATTCGCTGTACCATAGGTCCAGGGAACTCTAGTTCTCCCTTATGATTGAAAAGGTATTCCGGAACCTCACGGAACTGCTTGCCATGTCTCACATACATTTCTGTACCATCTTCATATCTGCCTAAGAAGATCTTGCTCTGCTGGCCAAGGCTGTTGCCTCTCATCAGATAGTCATACCATTTCATACCCTCATCACCATAAGCCAGTTCATACATACTCTTATAGCTTGGGTTGGTCTTTCTGATTTCCTCAGCCTTTTTGCGCTCCTTCTCCTCGTCCAGGGCACGGAAGGCAGCATTGATACCATTGGCAATACCCTCATAAAATACCATGAATCCGATACCATAACAGAGCAAAGCAGAAATCTGTCTGCTTCTTCTGCCTTCATCCTCCGGTGTAAGTTCCTTATGTTTGAGCCTCTTGTAATACTGTTTGAAGTTCTCAAAGGTTGCCTCATTCCAGATAGAACCAAATCCGGTTAATGCCAGAAAATGACGTATAGTAGAATCATTCCAGTCTGGAGAAAGAAGAACTCGTCCGGCATAGCGCAAGGTACGATGGCTAGCTCCCAACACATCCCAGTGCTGACCGCCAAACATATCGTTTACAAACTGTCCGTCCTCGTCCAAAGCCCGGCTCAGTTCCTCCTCAGTCCAACCCTTCTTCTTGGCACGCTCCTTGGTCTTGTCTGCCCTCATACGATAGGTAGCAAGTTTCAGTCCGTCATGAAGGAAATCCCACAAAGCTACATCCATGCCCTTATTGATGAGCGAAAGCATCTGCGTTGCCACCGTCAATGGCATAGAAGCCTTAGCCACCGTTCCGGAAATTTTATTTCCGTCCTTCAACTTCTTCTGCACCTTTATCATCGCATCGCGCATGTTGTCAAACATGTTCTGTACATCCGCTACTGCATAGTCGTTGGTCGCTCCGAACTTCACCAGATGGGAAGCAGCCTCTTGAAAATCCTCAGGATTGGCAAAGCAAGGAAGTTCATGGTTCTTGGCTGTATCTGCAAAGATATACTTCATAAAGTTGGCCATGGCCTTCTTAGGTCCAAACTCCACCATGTTTTGTACCATGTATACCTCCGTCAAGGCTCCGGCATGGAAACCGCTAAAGCCCAACTCCAGTTTCTTGGCACTTGAAGCAAGCGTATCAAACGTTTTCCAGAATGGAGAAGATTGATAGGTATCAAACACAACTCCAAATCTGTCACCGGCACTGGCCTCGCTATAGAGCACCTTTTCGTTGTCTGTGATAGGATTCTTCACCTTCACTTGCTTTGGAGATACATTATATACCCATACAGGGCCTACGCCCGGAATCTCAAAGTACTTATATTGCTCCAAATTGAATGGAGCAGAAGAAGAAAGCAGAGGATCAGTAGAAATTACCTCTCCTTTTTCATTCCGCTCTATCACGTTCAGTCCGGTCAACTCCTGCAACATGGTCTTGTTTGCCCATGCCTCAATATTACTTCTACTGTAATATGCCATCATCTTCGTAATGTCAGTAGTTTTTGGCACAAGTCCGGCATAAATACCTTCCATTAATGTGCTGATGGTTCTCGGCTTCTCATTCGGACTCTTGGTGCGCTGCCTATTCTCCACAAAGGTAGCATACGCCTCAGGGTCTGATTTTTCTTTGTCCCAAATATGATTTACGTAGTCAACATTATAACCAGTGCCAGCTTTCAAAGTATGATTATCCATCAACCAGTCGTAGGTATAGTTATACCAGTCACGGATGGAATCAATGGCAGCCTGCATTTCAGGAGAAAGTTCCTTATAATTGATACGTCCAGGCACTACCCTCTCTTTTACGAGTTTCAAAACATGTTTACTGAGGATGTCCGTTCCATCACATGGTACAAAACCTTCTTCGCCCTTGTGATTGGCATTAATTGCCTGAGCCATTTTGCTTGCCACCTCGCTCACAGCCTTAGGATCATCGTATACCTCTATCTCCTTGCCTTTTTTAATCTCTGTATGCTTCTTGGCTGTCTCAACAATCAAGTCTGTCACGTATGGCTGGATAGCCTCAACATCAGCTGGCTGAATATGGATATGTCCCTTATCAAAGACACCAGTGGCATTCAGATTGTGCGCCATGTCACGCAAACGTCTAGGAGCCTCTATTATATAAGGTATAGTCTCGGCAAGTTTTTCTGCCCTGTTTTTCTTTCCCTTGTAATCAGAAAGCAACTTGTCAAGAACACCGCTATCAGCCATCTTCTCGATTCTGTTCTTCACATCATTGATATAGATAGCATCATCAGCACTAGCCTCTTCCATGTTCTTTCTACGATGGATAACGGCATGCTTCACAGTCTTTGCTGCACCTTCCTTGCTCACGTCCGTACTGGTCACTTCTGCCAAATCCTGCATTACCTGCTGCTCCAGTGCATCAGCCTTCGGATTGGTCTCTGCTGGGTAAATTTTACCCTCATACAAGTCCAGATCGGCTTGCTGCTGCTCCAGCAGGTCATGTTTGGCCAGCCAGTCCTCATACTTGCGTTTCACCTCCTCCTGCTTCTTCTTTTCGAAGGCAAACATATCTGGCAAAGGGTCTTCCTGGTCCTTCATGGCTGCCTGCCATTTCTCATATTCATGAATACGATTCATGTAGGCATCATCCTCTTCATTTTCCATTCGGATAGGCATACCAGTAGGTTCCTCTCCAACAAGGTGGTGGCGTTCACGCCAGTCTTTATTGAGCTGTGCCCATTCCTTTTTGCCTGCTTCATCCTTATCAATGTCGTAGAACATTGGAGGCTCTGGGTTCTCTTTATCCTCGCGTGCATTCTGCCATTTGCGCCATTCCTGTACACGTTTCATGTACTGAATAGTGCTTTCGCCCTTCTTCTGGCGTGGTTTGCCCTTACCTGCACCATCAGATAGCGCATCCTTGATTTCAGCATTGCTAGCCTGCTTCATCATGGCTTCCTGCTTCTCCTGAGGCATTTCGTCCCAAACGTGCAGAGCCTTGCCAGCCTTCATCAGGTAGTATCTCAAATCCTTGTCATTGAGAAGTCCCGGCACACGAACACCCAGTTTCTTAAGCACCTTGATAAGATAATGCTTAATCTTGGTCCAAAGAGAAAAGTCCTCAGCGGTCTTAGGACCCTCCTCAGCCAAATGAGCGATATACTCCTGCGTTCCCACATTCATGCGGTCAGGGTTCTTCCAGTCCGGATCATACTTATTGGCAATATCCAAAATCTTACCGCGAGTGCTTGCTGCGACAGAATTATAAACGAAATTAGCGAGTTTTCTCACGCCATCTTCACCACCAAGAAGTACTTCCATACCCTCATGGCCTATCTTTTCATGCAGCACCGTTCTCTCTGCTTCGTTGGCATCAGCACAATTAGGCAGATAAACATGAACAGTATGCGTAGTAGGGTCATACCATCCGGTAGCCCCATTCTTCACATCACTCAGATAAGCATCAGGAACCTCATCCAGAGAAGTGTAAACTGTAGCCTCAGCACCACCCAGTTTGTTGGCAGTGTTCACTACCCGGTCGCTCACTTGTTTCTGCTTGTCTGCATCCCAGTTGTTCTTGAAGATAGAGCTGCCAAGTCGTGCCAATACATTTCTGCCCGACAAGTCATCCTTATTCAGCAGAGGAGCAATCACGCCCTTGGTCAACTGTACTGGAATACCATTGCCAATGATGGTGTGCGCCAAAGATTCAGTCTTAGGCAACAGATAGTCATCGCCCAGTCCGGTTATTCTAGCCAATACCCTGCCATCTGCACGCAATACCTTTCCACCCGGCATGATGATCACATCACCACTCTTGGTTCTCAGCGTAGGCAGAATCTCATCCCCATAGGCATGAGGAATCTTGCCATCGGCATAAGCACTACCCATAACATAAAGAGGCTTCTCCACCTTCTGCCAGTCAATACCGTCAGCCTTCAATCTTGCATCCATCCATGGAGCCACACCGCTTTCCTTCACCGTCAGGGTAGGAAGAATATCCTCCACAGCCTCTAGCCATCCACCCTTGCGTGGTTGCTTCTTAGGCTTTTCAGGCAGTTCTCCGTCCTTCACGGCTCTCACTATCAGTCGCTCCCTATTGGTGTAGCTACCAAAATCTGCGGCATTATACACGTCAGCATCCCATGTGTAGCCGTTTTTATCCAGTGCGTGGGTGATAATCTTCATCGCCTCAGAGTCCTTGTAGCCCTTCACGTTCTCGATAGTCACCACTCGCGGTTTCACGGCATCAATGAAGTCGGCAGTACTCTTGGCAGTCTCCTTGTCAAGCTCCACCTCTCCACTATTACTTTTGGCCTGCGAATAATTCTTGCATACAGGCGAAGCATGGAAATACTCTACCTCACCATCAATATGCTTCACCAGTTCCTTCGGATCCACGTCTCTCACGTCAGCAGTTACAATATGCTGTCCGAAGTTATTGCGATATACACCGCTTATCTTCCGGTCATATTCCACAGCCACAACTGGGTCGATGATACCCTTCAAGCCTTCCTCTACCAGTCCACCACCGCTAAAGTAGGTTCCAGCCTTCATCAGAGAATCAGGATGCTTCTTCAATTTCTGCTCCATGATAGAAGATTTCACGATACCCTTACCGCCCCATTCCTGGAAAGCGTCCTTGGTCATTTTCACGTCCACAAACTGAGCCTGCGGAAACTCCTTCTTCAAATCTGCCATTTGCTTCAGGAACTTCTCCTTAACCTCTGGGTTCTGTCTGCCTTGCTCCACGGTCGTGATAGGTACACCAAGTTTGGCAAGTTCTCTCAACTGGTTAGGGGTAACTACATTCCAAGGAATAGCCAAGCCTGTACCGCTCAGTTGAGCAGCGATTTTCTCAGCCACCTCCTCATCAGGCACGATTCTCACTGCCTTTCTCCAACGAGATAGCATCACGCTTCTCTGTCTGTCCTTTGGCAGAAGACTGTTCACTGTTCCAGAAGTCCAAGGCACCAAGCCTACAGAGTCCTTTGCGCCCTCGGCATGATAACCGCTCGTCTTCTCGCTCTCAGGAATCTCCCATTCTACAACCTTTATGTTACCTCTAGCGTAAGCACCAGAGAATTGGTCGTTCATCACCGAAGTTGAAGTGTGCATGTAAGGATTGTAAGCAGCTGGCACAGGACCTTCTCCTGCCCCAGGGTTCTTATCGGTCTTTACAAGTTGGAATTTTCCGTTCTTCACAAGATCCGGTCTTTCATCAGCCCCCATCCAGGCACCAATCTCGGTAGCATCAGTACGCTTTCCGTCAATAATTGCAGCCATAGGCGAATAGAGCTTGCCATCCACCTCCTGCATTCCGCTATACATACGGAAAGTCTTCTCCTTATTCAGCCTCTCCAGTTCCTCCGGCTCTGTCACTCGATGGAAGCGAACATCCTGCTTGCGAGAATTGAAGCGCTTAGAAGGAGGAATAACGTCACCATTATCATCATAGGTAACAAGGTCGTTCAACTTTCTATTATTCTTGGCATTCTTGTATTTATACGCCTTGCCATCATCAAAGCCAAACTCGTTTGCGTCATTACCATCCCACCACAGTTGGTTTGCTGGAACTTCGTCTTCAATGATACGATATTTGCCTTCCAGTCGGTTCGTTCCGTGCATTTCGGCATATTTCTTAGAAGGAGTAACCCAGTCACCATTACGCAACTTGCCTTCCTTCACCGAAGTAGGAACAGCACGATAAACCTTTACCTTAACATCCTTCTCGCCATTCTTAATGGCATCAATAGCCGTATTGATAGCTTTCACAGATTCCAATCCATGAGGAGTGTTCTGCGAATAACGCTCAGGGTGAGAGAAGTAATCATCCGGCTGAGGAGTATAACCCATAGCCATATCCTCCAGGTTCACATCCGAGCCACTGGATTCCCAATCGTCACGTCTCGCCTTGTCGCTTTCATATCCAGGGTTTCCCGGAGCAGCCCAGGCTCCTACACCCTGATATGAACTTTCTGTATCATCATACCCCTTGCGTCTGGCAGCCTCATCAAGCATTTCCCTGGCAGTAGCATCATCACCCTTGGCAAGAGCATCCATATACTGCTTGTCAAGCTGATCATCAGGAATCAGAGAAAGTTCCTCCAAGTGCTTTTGTCGCTTGGCTTCCTCTTCCTCAGCTCTCTTTCTTGCAGCTTCCATGGCGTTACGCTGCGCCTCCACCTGCTTCACGCGTTCCTCGATCATAGCATCAAGGTCGCCAAAGTTCTCCTTCAAGGCATTATTTACAGGCACGGTGTACTTAAGAAGTTCTTTGAAAGAGGAAATCTTATCTTCATTTGCCTGCAACAGATGGCGTTTGATATTGGCTCTGGCACGTGCAGCCTCAGCAGTAGAACCCTTCTTAACACCATTGGCGTACATCGCCACATCTGCCTCATCTACACCAAATTGCTGAGATACAGCCTTTATTTTATCCTCCACAGATAAATTTTCACCATTTTCCTTGGCAGTTTCAGAATTATTATCTACCTTTGCACGCATAAAAGCATTTCCATCATTGTTATGTGCTCCTTCGGGAGTGTTTGTGGAGTTTTCAACTACCCTAGACGTCTCTGATGGATTTGCTTTTTTATTTGAATAGAAATCATTAAAATATTCCTTGTTATTCTTTGGTTCTGTTACTACAGTATATTTTACTTGTGAAGTTGGATCTACATAAACATAGGCAACTCTGCCATTATCGCTTACTTTGCGTTCACCTTCTTTTAATACTGTAGGAATCAGCAACAAATCATCAACATTTAAAGAATTAGCTTTTACACCATAATGACGGAATACGCTATGCTTTGTTCCTGCATGATTATCATTTCCTTGGCGCATGATGATTTTATTGCTTCCATCTTCACGCTCCACGGTTAATGATACATTATCCTTTTTCCCAGAATAAACATCAGCAACTGCCTGTTGAGCTTCATCAAGTTCTCTACCTTCTAGTTGTGTAGAAATGTCCTTCATACGTTTCTTGGTAGTAGACCCCATAAACTTAATGTCATCAGCATTCTCTTCCTCATGAAATTTAGTACGTGGGTCCACCCCATTCGCCAAGTCTCTCAACACAAGATTACGAATATCCTCCAAGGTCATTTTCACAATGTCCTCAGGCTTCCACTTTGTAAATGTATCAAGAGTCCAATACCAGAACTTCTTCAGCCACTCCTTCAACTTATTGATAACGCTCAGTTCCTTGGCTGTATCAAGCGGATTCTCCTTGATAGCATCCTTAGCCATCTGTTCCAGGATGGCAGCTCCATCCTCACCAGTCAAACGAGCAAAAGCCTCATCGCAAATCTCATCATCGCTCAAATGCTTATAGTTAGGATCCTGCTTCAAATCGGCAAAAAGCTGGGTCTGCATGATGAGTTTATCACCATGCTCTATAAGTTCCGGATTCATATTTTTGGCAGCAGTACGCCAAAGATGTTGATACTCATGAATAGGAGTGTTAGGATTCAGATGCTCCTGGTTCAGCACAATCTCCTTGCCATCAGTGTAGCCATAAACCACACCCTTACCCTTCAAATACTGCACTCCAGGCTCAGCAACAGCCTTCAACTGATTATCTAACTCAACATACTTATGGAACAAGTCATCAAGTGTATCTTGATACTTTTCAAAGGATTTATCCCTGTAGTCAGTCCAAACATCATCTGGAATATCGTTCTCAGAAGATAAGCCATGCTGATCCATATAGTCCTGCATTAACTGATTTTGATACTCTGCGCGCTCTTTCTTCTTGGCATTATAGGAATCCTCGGTTTCTTTAATCTGCTTCTCTAACTCGATTCTCTTATTGAGCAGAGATTCTGCCTTATAAGGGTCAAACTCACTAGGAACATCACCCTTTACGTCCTTGATCTGTTCCTCAAATGGCTTATTGAGATTAAAGGCCTTGTAGTTTCCTATCTTCCAGGCATTGGTATAGTACTTGCGCCACTTCTCAGCTAAGTCCTTCTTCTCAAAGTACTGAGGAGGTTGGTTCGGATTATCCATATTTACGATGGCATACTGCTTAAATTTGTCCGGTCTGTTCTTTGCAGCCCAGTCATAAGCAGCCTTGGCCGCCTCCTTCTGCTCAGGAGTCTTGATATAGAAGCGAAGACGAGGATCATTCAAAAGCATTTCTACTGCCAGGTTATCCTGCGCCTCAGCCACCTTCTCCATATTCTCATTGCTAACAACCTTCACAGGGATGCCAGCCTTCTTAAGCATAGTAGAAACTGCATCATAAGCCACCTTCTGCGCCTCCGTCAGATTCTCCGGCTTCACCTCCTTCACATCGCGGTCAAATTTCGCCTGTTCCTTCTGTACCATAGCATACTCCGCAAAAGGCTTAGTCTTGCGGTCAGAAGACTCCAGCCACTTGTCAAAGGTAGCCTTAGTCACAGAAGTAACCTTACCAAGTCCCTTCCAGCCCTTGGAGTAGTTGGCAAGATAAGCCTCTGTAGCAGCCTCCTCAGAAGGATAGCCATACATCACCTTATGCTCGTCAAACTCACCAGTCTCTGGGTTCACCTGGTCAACAACATAAACGTTACCATCAAAAGTATCAAGGTCTGCAGCATCATTGATGAACATATCAATATGGTCACCATCAACGCCAATTTTACCAAGAATATAGCCGTAAGTATCGTGCATGGTCACGCTCCAAGGCTTGCCCTGCTCGTCCTTACCGCTTCGAGTCACGCCCTTTGGTGTTTCTACGGTATAATCGTAGCCACCAAAGGACAAATGACCCTTTTTGTAGTTACCAGCCTTCTTCTGAGCCTCTGTTGGTTCGGTCTCAGTTTCGGCAATGGCACTCTTTAAACGTTCTCCGAAGGATGCTTCTTGCGGTAGATGTGAGCCTCGAACAGCTGAGCCTTCGCCAGGTTCCATGCTGCCAGTCTCTTGTCGCCCTTTGCGTCCGCTATCAGAGCCTTCTCCAATCTCGGACTCAGAAGATGCTTCTCCGTTACCAACTTCTTCGCCTTGGCTATTTCCTTCATCAACTCCTCTCCGTGAAGAGTCGCTACCCAGGCTACTGCCTCCTCCATATCCTTCTTCATTGCTTCTGTCATCATAATCAGCTAATTCTGGTAAAATTGATTTAACATATTGTTTGTCCTCTCGTTCACGATCCTCAATCTCCATCATACGGTCAAATTCAAGTCCATTGATGTGATCAAGTTCGCTTTCAGACGGCAAAGATAACTCTTTTTCGTGAATATACGATTTATATTTCTCTATTTCTGCCTGTCTTTCGATAATTTCTCGCTCTTTTTGTGCTTCGTAATACTCTTCCTCGCTTGAAAGTTCATCTTCTGCAGCAGCTATGCGGTTCATCAGAGCCACATTTCTCATTTCCTTCACGCTGTCATAAGACTTGAACATATCAAGAAGGGCATTACGAACATCTTGATCGGAATATCCCATATCCAGCAAGTTTACAGGAAGGTCATTATATACCTTCACGGCAAAATCGTTAACCGACATACCGGTTCCTTTCTTGGCAATAAGATAATTGAACTTATTAGAATCATACCCCTTGCCAATACCAAACTTAAAATTGCTCTTGCCCAACTCATATTGAAGAGATTCCGGATTCAAGCTATGAGGACTCAAAGATTCTGATACAGCCTCTTCAAGAGTCTGAGGAGTTAAGTCCATCACATCAACGGAAGCATCCTTATATATTTCATGGATAGCATTCATATCGTTCTTCTTCAGCGCATCAGCCACCAATGCCTTGCGTTGCTCTGAAGGTGTCATGCCCAGTTTCTCCATTTCCTGCTTGCTAACTTCCGTTTTGTAGAGTCTGCTGAGTTTATTAGCCTGAGCCTTCAAACCCTTGGCAGCAACAGACAAATTAGTCTGCAGGGCCTCCAGTTGAGCCTTTGTAGTATTCAATTCCATAAGTTGGCTAGGGTCCAACTCTGTTTCACCATTGATATACTGATCCAGCATATCATTCACACCATTTATCTTGCGCTCCACATCCTCCTGGGTATGGTAGAGGTCTTTGCGCTGAGAAGTAATATAGTCAGTAGCCTCATCCATAGTCGGATATTGCTTCTTCAATTCTTCATCTTCAAGTACGAGCACATGGAAATCATCAGATGGCACGATGGCTGATTCATCAACACCAGCCTTCTCTACCTCAGCCTTGCGCTCCTCCTTCATAGCTTTCACCTCATCAGGAGTCATCACACTGTTGCGGATAGTATTCCAGTTCTTGAAACGAGCATCAAGATCAGCAATCTGCTCATTAACCAGACTCAACTCATCCTCCACCTTCTTAGCTTTTTCCGGGTCAAGATCGGCATTGGTATCAAGCCAGTTCTGATATTCAATAGCAGCCTTTCTCTTGTTGGCAAGTTGCGTTTTGATGTCATCACGGCTGCCATTAACCAGATTCAAAAGTTTGCCATGGTCTTCCCCAAACTGCTCCTGCAGATACTCAGCCGCCACATTTGGATCTGTATCATTAGAAGAATAGTCCGGCTGGCCCTCGCTCAGTCCCACGATGCCATTGGCATAACGCTGTTTCTTATCAGCATCAGCCTGAGAAGCTGCTTTCTGCTCACGTTCATCGTCCTCGGCATCCAAATGCTCATTGATTGTGTTGTCGAGCGCATTCTTGCGCCATGCTGCAAACTCTTCTTTAGACAAAGGAAGATAATCCTTACCATCAGTAAGTACAATCTTTCCGTCCTTGCTATATCCGGCAAAGGTCATGTTGATATTAGCATCGCCCTCCTCCATGGCAACTGTTACCTGATCATTCGGCTTCAAGCCACTACCATCAAACTGGCTGATAAACTGCTGCGCTCTTGCATCCTTCTGCTGAGCCACCGTATTTTCGATGTATTCATCAAGAGAAACAGGAGTGCCCACCTCTTTAATCTCGGCATTAGATACCTGCTTAATTGTAGGCTGTCCCTGCTCATCTGGAACGACAACAAAGGCTCCACCATATTCGTTAGCCTTCTTCAGGAACACCTGTTTTCCACTATCCAAAGTAGCAGGAACTATGTTTCCGTCTTCCGTCTGGTATGGCCAGAGCTGCTGCTTCAACGCCTCACCATAGCCATCATCAGCATGCTGCAGAGCATCAATAGCACCCTTCTTGGCATCCATTGCCTCTACATACTTACTGATAGCCTCTTTCTGTGCTGGAGTCAAACTACTTGCACGCTGAGCCACAAACTGCTCCATATCTCTACCTTCATTATAGGCATTGGCTACAATATCAGGCATCTTCTCGTTATCAGAAAACGCTCGCTTCAAACGTCCTGTAGCCAAATCGCTATTATAGTCAATAGCCTGCAAAGCCTCAGAATCCCCATTCTTATAGGCATTCTGTCCCATAACAAAAGCATCAGAAGCAATAACATCAGCAGATGAGTTATCTACATTTACAGTCGAACCGACTTCACCTTGACTAGATGAAGCATCGGTATTATCTTGATAAGGTGAAGAACCTTCTGAAACAAGAGGCTCCTGACCACCAGCAGAACCCTCTACAGAAGCAGGTCCATCAACAGGAGTAGCTGGTTTTGCGCCATCAACATCGCCCTGCTCTATACGTTTTTTATCATCCTCTATCTGCTTCATTTCACGTTTCAGTTCAATGGAATTGTAAAGCTCCTTAAGATAAGACTCTACCAATGGCGCATATTTCTTATCTTTCGACTCCAAAGCCTTACGAAGTGTACCGCGCGCCACGCCATGGGAATCCTCAAACGTGTTGACAAACTCCCTCATCACAGAACTATTCTCCAGAGCACTGTCATAATAATGACGGTAGGCGTTAACCTGCTTCTGCTCCTCGTCAGTAAGGATAATACCCTTCTGCTGCTTATCCATGATCTCCTTGATGGTACCAGCATTCTGATGAAGGTAAACCGCTGCCTTATCCTCATCCGTCAATTTCTCACCCATATTATATTTCTGCGCTGCCTTGTTGTATAAGCCATCAAGATGCTCCTGGGTAAACTCATTATGGAACTCACCTTCCAACACAGAAGCCAAACCAAGAGTCTTCTCATACTCAAGTTTCTTATCTGCTTTCTGAGCCTCATCAAGAGAAGAATACTCCTTTCTGTCAACAACACCGCCATCCTTGTTCAAAGTTTCGAGATAAACCTTGCCACCATTATCCATTGGTTGCACGATGATGGAATCTACAATAGGCGAGAAAGAAGAAGGTCGTTTGCCTTCTACAACTGCCATCATCTTAGCCTTCAACACCTCCGGCACGCTCTTGTCGTTCATCAGGTCCATATACTTCTGGGTTAACTGCCCATCAAGTCGCTGAGCATTCTCACCAACCACAGCATACTCCCCGATGCCCATCTTCTCAAAAGCATCACGAAGACCATCATAGCCGAATCTCTTCAACTCGGCAATATCCTGATCAGTGAAATCAAACTTCTTGTTAAACTCCCTTGCGTCCTTGAATCGAGCATACTTGCCCACCATGCCCGGCAAGCCGATAGCAGTAAGGTTCGCCATGCTCTCCAAGAAACTCTCGGCAGCATCCTTGCCTGTAGGCTTAAAGTTAGGGTCATGCGCCATGCGCTCCAGTATCTGCTGCCCAGTCATAATACCGGAATCCACAACCTTACCACCAATATCAGCCAGAATATTGGTAGCTAAGCCTCTGCCCTTACCTACCATGTTAGCGATTGTTCCACCCTGCATGATAGCACCTACGGCACTCTGTTTAGCCACTTCGCCCAAAGTGTTGGCAATAACCTTACCCACGGAAGGATTGTAAATCTTGCCATTCTCATCGAACTGACCTGTACGATAAATCTCATCAATAGGCTTCGAGATTGCAGACTGACCACCAAAGGTAACAGCACCATGCGCGGCTCCACTCTTCAAAGCCGCGGCCTTACTTTTACCGATAAGCACCTTGGCAGCTCGCTCAGCCATCTTGCGCTCCATACCCTTAGCCATGAGGTCACCTGCCAGTTTACCCTCTGCCTTGGCTACCATGCTCTTAGTCAACTTGCCACCTGCGGCTCCCGGCAGCCAATAACTCCAGGCATCACCTGCAAAGGTCAGAGCACCACTAGCCACGTTCTCCCAGAAGCCAGGCTGATACTGCTGATTGGCAATATCCTCCAGCCAGTTCTGGTAGTCCGTCTGAACAGCCTTGCGAGTAATCTTACCCACAATAGTGTTACCCAAACCAGTCTTCATGATGTACTCAGCACTACCCTTAGGCATCATACCCTTAATCTCTAGCTGGTCGAGTTCATTCTTAAGAACAGAATTAATCATCGGCTTGAACTGCTTAGGATCACTACTCTGAGTGCCATTCAAGCCATATCGCTGCATCACCTTAAATGCCGCATTGCTCATATCATTCAGGAACTCCGGATTCCGGTAGAGCTTGCCAAACTTCCTCTGCAAACCAGAAAGCACCTTTGCAGGATCCTTGGCCTCGTTTGCCTCATACTGAGCACCAAGTGCTGTACCTAGACGAAGATTAGCCGGAATAAACTGGCTTCCTTCCATACCTTCGTTGAATGCCTTGCTACCTGCCTCCTGAGCCTTATTATACTCTTCCACTACAGATGGATTCACATACTTACTGATAACGCTAGAAAGCGCATCATTGATGTCCTGATTCATCAGTCTGTCCTGTACATTCTCATCATGCGAATAGAGGCGTGTAGCAATACCCTCAGCGATGTCACGATATTTCGGACCATACTTGTTAACCAAACTCTGTACCATAGCTGGCTTCAAGAACAGTCCCACATAGTCATCATAGCTGATACCCATGTTATATGCCTCCTGCTTCAACTTATCCTGCACGCCATGGCTATACCATTGCGCTTCAATACTCTTCTCAGCATCCTGCACAGTATCATCAGGCAAAGAAGATACCACCTGGTTGGTAACGTCCATAGCCGAACGGTTGGCATATCTGCCCAGAGCAGACTTCACTATGCTCACTGCCTCCTCATTGCTATTGGCAGTGCCATCAGCCAACAAGTCGGCAACCAAATTCTCAAAGTAAGTACTCTGCTTATCCGGTCTCTGCTTCCAGTTCTCCAAATAGTTGGCAAGTTTGGCATCCATCATGCCTTCATTATTCACCACACCGGTTGGAGTCGTAACAGGAGCCGCCTCTTTAGATTCAGGAGAAGCCGCATTAGCTGATGATGAAGAAGAAGTTTCTTCCTTAACTGGCATTTCCTCACCTTTTACAACCGGCTGAGGAATCTCTGGTGATGGCTGATATGTTCCGTTGCTCGTCTGAACACCAGTAGGAATCATATCCAAAACTTTTGCTATAAGCCCAGGATCCTTGGCTGTTGTTTCCTGCTTCTTTGCAGGTTGAGCCACCTGCGGCTTAGTCTCAGTAGAAGCCTTCTGCTCTACACTCTGAGTCGTAGAAGAAGCATCTACCTGCTTACCACCACCAGAAGTAGATGTAGCTGGCTCCAGCACCATCTTGTCAAAGTCTGCCTGTGTTCCCACATCATACCCCATGTTCTTGGCCTCATTGTAGTACCAGTTACGATCTTCCTCGTTGTTCAAGTCCTTTTTGAAGTCATCATAGCTACCTACTTCATAGCCATTGTTCTTGAACTCATTATAAAAATATTGTCTGTCTTGCTCGTCAAACATACCTTATCTTATTTTTTGATTAATAATCAGTTACTTTGTTCTCCTTGATGGTGGAACCTTACTGCCGCCTCTACGTGAAGGAGGTACTTTACTGCCACCCCTACCTCTACGAGAAGGAGGAGTCCGGTCTAACTTCATCTTAGCCTTAGCCCATCTAGAAGCCTGCTGACGATTTTTCTCATTCGCCCAAGTGCCACCTCTGCCATCATTACCACCGATAGCCATACCATTGTTTTTAGCCCATTCATTCACATGTTTCTTGAAAACAGGGTCGTTCACATACCTGGTGTTGAAATCATCAGCCTCCTTCTGGTTGGCATTCCTCTGATTCTGTCCCTCTGTTTGCGAATTGATATGCCTAACTTGCGCACCCTTCACGTTAACGCTAGCATTATGATCAGCAGCTCCGGCATTGGCATTATTAGTTTGAGCATCAAGTAATTTTCCCTTTTTGCCTCTCAAAGCATCCTCAGTCTCCTTCTTCGATGTACTAAGTGCAGCCTGTGCTGCAGCAGCATTGCCTCTCTCCTTCTCCGTCTGGACCTTTACAGGAGTGAGAGCATCCGTCTGATTCTTCTGTGAACCACGATAAGCAGCCAGTGCCTCATTTGCCTTTGCAGCAGCCTCTGCCTGCATCTGTGCCTGTTTGTCTTGACGGTCCTTATAGATATTCAGCATCATCTGGTTATATCCCTTGGCACGAAGAGCCTCAGTAGCCTCTCTTATCTTGCGTTGGCGGTCGGTAAGCTCTTGTGCTGATTCTATCTTCTGCGATGGCGCACCTTGAACCGTACCAAAGAAATTACCCAAGTGCATCAGGAAATTGCTCCATTGCTCCATTTTGGCTTGCCTCTCCGCTTTCTTCTTCAAGGCTTCATTGGCAGCTACGGTTTTATCTCCATCACCCAAAGTATTGAGCCATGGCATGAAGACAGACCAGTTTCTATCACCATTCTTTTGGTAATCTCGCATGATGTCATAAGGCTTCATCTGCTGCAAGATAGGATTCTGTTCTATCTCGGCATAAGGTCTGCTCCAGTCTATCTTGATACCCTGGTTAGGCTCCACCTTGGTAACTTCCTCGGTTGGCTGCTGGGCAAAAGATTCCTTGCCACCATTCCCAGTAATACCGGTCGTATCTATGGCTGTACCCTTTCCCGGTTCTGTATCAGTTGTCTGAACTGATACTGCAACCTCCGGCTTCACCGCATTATCATCAGGGAAATTAGTAATAGGAGTAACGGCAGTAGCCGGGCGTTTAGGAGTTAAATCATCTAATGTAAATCCCATAATTACCTCCTTCCTTAAATAGGCAATTTACTTGCAGCTCCAGCCAATGCACCAGTGGCATCTGTAATCCCCTGTGCTGTAGAAAGAGCCTTTTCCTTCTTGGCTGCAGCAATGTAGTTAGTCATCGTGTCTATCTGCGAATCAGCAGTATTCCACACATTTTCTTTGTTCTGAGCACCTTGCACGGCCGCCTGCTGCATGATATTACCCACCTGCTCCTGGGCAGCCTGTTTACTGAGCGCAACCGCTTCATCAGAACCGCCACTAACAATATTAGTATTCTTTGCGGTCTCTGTTGCATTATCCAATACCTTCTGGGCATTGGTTACGGCTACTTGATTTTCCGCAGATTGAGTAGGGTCCTGATAATACAAGTTGTCACGATGATCCTTCACCTGCTGCATGCGGTTTTGATACATCTTGATAAATTCATTATATCCTTGGTTCCTAGCTCTGGCCGCTAAGGAACCGCCTACAGCAGTGATTGCACCACCTAAAAGTCCGCCAGCAGAGCCTTTAAGCCCTTTGGCAATTTTTCCTATTAATCCCATAAAATTCGAATTTTAATGTTTAAATTACTTCAAAAGTAATGCGTTTTTCTTACCTATCTGTGATAAGTTCCGCAACTTGAACACCAAGTTTCGTAATTTTTTCCTATATTTGCACCCGAAAACTATCAGTAAACATTAAAAATCAATAGAATATGGCAGTAAAACAAGACAATAATAATGAGCCGAAGCCAAAGAGGAAGAAGACTGGCGGACGTAAGGCTGGCACACCTAATAAGGTTACCAAAAGTGTTCGTGAAAGTCTACGTGATGCCCTTACTGGCTACATCAATGGTATCAATGAGAAGAACTATTCACTTTTCACGGATCTCATGCAGATTCAAGAGCCTGCCGGACGTCTGGCGATGGTGGCAAAGTTCCTTCCATACGTGGCTCCTAAACTCCAGTCTGTATCGTTCAATAATGATGAATCCAGAAACTTATCTGTGGAAGAATCTTTCATGCAGTTGGAAGAGAAATTTGAGAAACAAGAAACCACTATCAACATCAAAAATCTCAAAATTGTTAATAATGGCTAATTATAAAAAATGGGTAGCCCTCTCTAAATTTTCTTCAACTTTAGAGAAGACTACCCTTGACTTGGTTATTGAGCAAAAACGCTCTATTTTAACTTATATTGGGTCAATTTTAATCTGTATTAACACAAAATAGCTATTTTATGTCCCTGACTCGTTCAAAGTACTTCGTCTGGTCCTTGGTGATATTCTTCACCTTAATCTGTATCGTGCAGTTCTTAGGCACTGTATCATTTATGCTGGCCATAAGCTGCTCTATTATCTCATCTGTGTTCTTGTAGCCCTTGCCATCCACATGAGCCACAACCTCACCCATGAAGTAAGCATCAGCAGACAACTCAAATGTTTCCTCTACCTTATCAAATTCAGGAACATGATACTCCTGCATTCGCCTGCTTGGATCATTGGTAAAGAAGACCTTCTCCACCACCTTCTCATTTAGTTCCCAAGCCCTAGAGAAATCTGGCTTCACATATCCGCTTGTTATCCTATGAGCTGTTGCATGATTCATAGCAAAGCCAATCTCTGCATAGTTGGCACCAATATCATTCTGGGCTACTGTGGCCCAAGTGTGCCGGAATGTATAAGGAGTATAAAAATTATCATCAGGCATACCCAAATAGTTCTTACAGATAGCTTTAATGAAATGTACCAAATTCGTATCCATAGAACGATTAGTGGAATACATTTTATGAAAAATAAATAGATAAGGGTCACTTTCCTCAGAAAAATATTTCTCCAAGGTTGGTAAAAGCATATCCGGCACTCTCATTTCTATATACGCTTTATCATAACGACGCGTACTTGTTTTCTTTCTCTCATAGTGCAAGATTCCATCATAATAGTCCACCTTTTTCATTTTCATGAGGTCAGCTACATTGATGCCAGCCAAGCACAATATCATCTTGCAAACATCCAGAGCCAACTGCTGCCGTGGATATTCAGGAGTAACGGCAAAAAACTTTCTACACTCCTCCAGTGTGATGGCACGCTTGTGTGGACCTGCTTTTTTCTCTATCTTTATCTTATTCCAAGGATTGAATTTTATTGGCATAAGACCTGCCTCCTCATCATTAAATTTCTTGATACCTTCCAAATAAATACGCTTAACCAAAGAAGGATAATAATTTCTGCTACTAGGCTTATTCTCCATGGTTTTCATCCATGCTGTCAGAAAACGTACAGTTAAGTGCGAAAACATTACCTTATCAGTACCAGCAAAGTTTTCCAAATGTTTCAAAGCACTTTCATAAATTTGGCGTGATGAAGGCTGCAAAGAAAGTGATTGAAGATAAGAACGAGCAAATTCAGAAAAACAAATATCCTGTGCAGAAGTCAAAAGGTAATCTCTAACCTTATAAACAGACCAGTCAGTTATATCAAGTCTGTTCAATTTGTCAACCCAGCCATTTATTTGGCTCATACAGGCTGCGAGCACGAATGAGTCCTTCACCTCTTTCGTGCCCTTAACCAATCCTTTGTCTGTTACAAACTTATCGGTCTTAACTACCAACTTTTGACGGTTATGCAGTATTCTAATGTAAACTGGATAATAACCATCAGAACGTTTCTTTGAAACTACCACTTTAAATGTTGCCATATTACCATATATTTTTTTTGCAACTGTTTTGCAACATTGCATTGCACATGTCCTATTTAACGTGTCAAACGTAAAATTTTAGCACGAAGATAAGTGCTTATACATCAATACATTATATATATGTAGCTGATATTCAGATAATTATCAAAAACCATGATATAAAATCACAGTTTTAATCATATAAGTATCCTAAAAACGTTGTATTCTTTATCTTG